AAGCGGCTCGGCGGTGGGAGAGTTGGCTGGAAGTCAAGCGCGCTGGCGCGGGTCTGTCATGCGAAAACGCGCGACAAGGAGGCGGCGCAAGCCTGTTGCGTGTCGCGTGAAAACGTGAGACAAGAGTGGGCGCCGCTCGACGGCCTCAACTCTGGAAAGGACTTACCTGATGCAACAACACCTCACCAAAATCGAAGGCGCCACGCCGCTGACTTGGCACCGCATCGCGGACATCCAGGCCGTGCGGTTCGAAGACGGCAGCGAGGCGCTGTTCATCGATGGCGTGCGCATCAAGCTCGATCCGGTTACGCACCTTTGGCCGACGCAGCAAGTCATCGCTTTGTGTCACCTGAAGGCACGCGCTTTGGCGAGCGCGGTGCGCAAGCTGAAGGCCGCGTGAAATGTACCCCCTCAAGTACAGCGGCACTCGCCCCCGCGTTTCCCTCATGAGCCGCGCCGCCGGCCGCCATATCGAACGCACCCAACTCACCAGCCGCAGCCCCAAGGCTTTGCACAGTTTGCTCGACAGCTACTACGACCGCGCCGAGCGCAACAACACGGCGACCGAGTCCGACGACCTCTACGTGATCGTCGAGGCGGTGATGGCCGACGGCACGGTGATCGCGTGACCGACGAGACGATAGACGAGCGGGTCGAGCGAATGCTCGACCACCTCGATCGCCTGCGACGCGTTGGTCAGATGGGTCAGCGCGAATACGACGCCGCGCTCGCGGAGCTTTACAAATGGGCGGAACAGAGACGGAGCGAACAATGAGCGAAGAATCAGCAGAACGGATGAAGGCTAGATTTAGTCTGTTTATGAAGACTTCGGGCAGCCAGGTCGAGACAGCGCAGAAGCACTCTCTGCTGCTGTTCATGCTGCTGCGTAACATCGTGGAGGCATACATTGCGTTCGAGAGTACGCACAGCCCGGAAGCGATAAAGGACCTAATGCAGGAGTGCGAGCATGCAGCCGATACGCTGCGCGAGCACGACTTGGCATGACGGAGGGGATGATGACAGCGGTTTTCCGGGCTCGCGTTGGCTCGACGAGCTTTCACTTTGAGGCGGTCGGCCTCACGCGGGAGTCCGCGATCGATGCGCTTTACGACGGGCTGCGCCGGCACGGCATTCAATACGCGCTGCGCGAAAACTGGTTCGACGAGTGGAAGGAGGATGTCGAGTGCGACCGCCTGACGGTGGGCGAATGCACGCGCGATCGCGAACCTATTCCGCTCAACCCGGTGGCGCCCCCGCCCAAGCGGCGCCGAGGCGCGATGTCGCGTTAAGGTGCAGAGAGCGACCTCCGTCACATATTTTTGATTGACACGCAGGTGACGGCGCACGCAGAGTGCCGTCGCCGCCAAACACGGGACAAACAAATGGCAGACGATGACCGGCTCGACCGGGTGATCGCGATCGTGACAGATATGGCGGAGAGGCTGCGCCGAGTCGAAACGACGCAGACCGCGATGGCGGAAAGGCAGCGCGAAGATGGCGTTGCACTTAGCTTGATCCTTGACAATCAGACCAGCCACGCACGGGCGATCCGCGTGTTGCAGCAGGATGTGCGCGAGCTGCGTAATGACTTCATGCGGGAACGGGGGAACACGCAGGAGACATAAATGAACCTGCCGCGGAGGGTAGTGAGACGACCGGTAACTAATGGCCGCAATTCAAGCGGTGCAACCTAGCGCAACAAGATCATGGGGTAGCAATGACAGATGGACGACAGGACAACTCTACCAACGCGGCGACCTGATATGGTTCGGCGCATCCGCGCCGAAATGACATCCGATGCATTGAGGGAATGGCAATGGCGGAATGGCCTGTCCCTATCGTCGGGCGCCGAGTTCCTCGGCGTGTCGAGGCGCACCTTCCAAGATTACCTTTTCGGCCGAGAGAGAATCCCGCTTACTCTCGCGCGGCTGTGTTGGTGCCACGATTACGTGATGCTGGCGACCGGGGGGCAGCTTCGCAAGAACAGTGAAGGCTTTGAGGTGTGGGTCGGTTCGACCATCAGCTACACAAATCCGAAACTGCCGCTATGGTTTCCTGACCGGGCGAAGGACTGAAATCCGCCCGGGTTAGGAGGCCGAAGATGCCCCAAGACGATTTGGACGCACCCTTCCACGCGCGCTGGCCATCGCCATGGTTTTGGTGGTGGCCTTACCGCCCGTTGTTTCCTCCGGGCAACGTGCCGTTTCGTCAGCGCGGCTGGCAGCCCGATCAGAACGGCTGGATGATCGAACGCTTCCGCCGGCACCTGCGGCCATGGGCGGCGCACCGGGCGGCATCGATGACTTCATTTGGCATCGACATGAACAACGGCACGGTGCCCAAACAACTCCCACCAACAGCGTCGAGCGCGAAATGAGACGCGCGCTTATCATCGCCGCGCTGCTGTCGTCGACGACAGCGGCGAGCGGAGCCGAATGCCTGTCGTCGGCCGCCGACGTGTGGATCGATCACCCCGGCACGCACGCGACGTGGAAGATGGATCATGGGCGCAAGTGTTGGCACGCGAGGGGTGCGAAAATACGCAGGCAGAAGGTGCATGACGAGCGTGTTCCCGTGCCGCGCGATCGCCCGCGTTATGCGCAGCGGTGGGACGATTCCGGTCGCGTTTTCGCCTTCCAGGGTGCGATCATGGCCGATGAACTGCTAGGGCGAGACAAATTCATTGACCGCTGGCCCGACACGCATTTTAATGCGACAGGATTTCCGGTGTGGTTATGGCCGAACGAGTAAAGCGAAAGAAGATGACCCTGCGTGAACAGTTGGCGGAAGCGAAGGCCGAGATTACGCGATTGAAGGCCGAGCTGTCGCTGCGCGGGGATATGACCACGGTACACGGCTTAGCGGCTGCCGATCGCTCGACGATGAAAACCGCGATCAGACTACAGGAGAAGCTTACGCGCATACCGATGCCGGAAATTCTCGCCAAGGTGCCGGGCGAGACAGTTGTCGAAAAAGCGGCACAGTGCGGGGTAGTGCGGCAAACCTACTACCGCTGGCTGGAAGGCGCGTCGCGTCCCAATAGCGCGCAATCCGACCGCATAGCCGGGCTGACCGGCTACTCCGTGAAGGAAGTATCTGGAAAGGGATAAGATGAATGAGGTTGCACGTGCCAACCCGGTCGCGCCAGCACAGAGCTTTGGCGAGTTTCTGACGCGCTTCGCCACCGACCCTAACATCACCTCGGACAAGCTGGAGACGCTACTTAAGATGCGCCGCGAGTTGCTCGGTGACGAGCAGCGCGAGGCGTATCACCTCGCCTATTCGCAGCTCTCCGGTGAAATGCCGCAAGTCAAGAAAGAGGGCGTCGTCGAGCTGATGAACAAGGACGGGAAGCGGTTCGGCCGCTACTCGTTCGCCCGCTGGGAAGACATGGACCGCGTGTTGCGCCCGCTGTTGGCAAAACACGGTTTCGCGCTGTCGTTCTCCACCGAAGAGCGCGACGGCAATCGGCTAACCGTCATCGGTGAGTTGATGCATGCGGGCGGCTATTCCAAGACCGCGCGCATGACGTTGCCGCCCGACACCGGCCCCGGGCGCAACAGCCTGCAGGCGGTAGGCAGCGCGCTGTCCTACGGCAAGCGATACGTCGCCGAGCAGTTGCTCAACATCGTTCGCCAGGGCGAGGATGACGACGGCAACACCGCGCTCGATCGCACCGTTACCGCCGATCAGGTGGCGGAACTGGCGATGCTGGTCGACGCGACCAAAAGCGACATGGCGAAGTTTCTCAAGTTTGCCGGCGCCGAGTCGCTGCAGGCGATCACCCAGCGCAGCTACACCTCGCTGGTTAACGCGCTCAAGCAGAAGCAGCATCAGGCACAGAGGGCGGCAGGCAACAAGAAGAAGGCTGCTGCCGCGCCATGACCCGCACCAAACATAGCCGTCCCGCGCCGCAGCGATCGCTGCCGGCGCGGGCGGCGGTGGCGGATTCTGAGTTGATGCTGGGCCCACCGGTCGTCACCGCGGCCGAGCGCCAGAAACTCAAGAACCGATTCCACGACATCGAATACGAGGCGCGCAACTTGCGCCTCCACTTCGATCGCCAGCATTCCCATTACCGCAGCGTGCTTGAGGGACTAAGCGACGAGTTGGCCGCGCTCAAGAAAACGCTCGATGCGCTGTGAGGAGGTAGCGATGCGCATTATCGATTGCGATCAGGGATCGGTCGAATGGTACAGGGCGCGGCTCGGCAAGCCCACCGCGTCCATGTTCGACAAGATCATCACCCCGGAGGGCAAGGTCAGCGGGCAAGCGCAAACCTACGCCTACCGCCTGGTGGCCGAGCGGCTGCTCAATGACTCGATGGACAGTCAGCTCGACCGGGTCGAGTGGACCGAGCACGGCAAGATCGCCGAACCGATGGCGGTCCAGCAATTCGAGTTTGGCAACGACGTCGAGTTGGAGCGCGTCGGTTTCATCACCACGGACGACGGCCGCATCGGCTGTTCGCCCGACCGCCTGATCAAGGGCGACCACGGGCAGATGGTCGAGATTAAATCGCCCTCGCCGTGGGTGCACCTCGGCTACCTGCTCGACGGCCCCGGCAAGAAATACAAGCCGCAGATCCAGGGTCAGATCCTCGTCGGCGATTTTGACAAGCACTGGTTCTACTCGTGGCAGGCGCGGATGCCGCCGGCTCAATGGCTGAGCGCGCGCGACGACAAGTATATCGCCGCGCTCGCCACCCTGCTCGATCTGTTCTGCGATGACGTGCAGCGCAAGTATGAGCGCGCCCTGACGCTGGGCGCCTATGTGACGGCTTACGAGCCGTCGACGCCATTCGATCAGGAATACGGAGGCGAAGCCGGCTCGCCGCCGTTGCAAATTGTGTTGCCGGATTAGGAGTGCGTAACAATGAAAAAAATGATGCTGATTGCATCTGCAGCAGTGGTGTTGATGTCGGCCTCCGAAAGCTATGCCGGCAACTGCGATCATTCGTGGCAGACCGCGGCCGATGGGAGTCGGTGCGGACTGCGCAGCAGGGATAGCAGAAGCGGAGGCGACTACGGCGGGGGTGGATTCGCCGCCGGTTTCTTGTCCGGCATGGGTGAGCCCGCGCCGCAACTCTACGCGCCGCCACCCGCCTACTACTACGCACCGCGCTATGCGCCGTACTACGCGCCGTACTACGCCCCGCCTGCGTACTACGCGCCCTTTGGCTATCCGTGCTGCTTCGGCGGCCGAGGCTGGTGGCGGCGATGAAAACGAACATCGGTGTACTGCGTAACTGGAAAGGTACTGTCATGAAGAAACTTGTTGTCGCCCTGGCGTTGCTCGCCACGCCAGCGATGGCGCAAGAGTACCGGGTCGGCGGTGCCGATTGGAACGGACCGCCGCCTGCCTATCAACCGCCCGCGCCGCAACAAGTCTATGCGCCGCCTTCGCCACCGCAGGCCTGGCCCGCAGTCAGCCAGGCACCGGCACCGGTCCGCGAGGTGACCTTCACGCCGCGCAAGGTGTGGGACAGCTACGTGCCGACCACGTATCGGTTCATCCATAGGACGCTCTTGGTGGGATCGGACGGCACATACCGTGTGGTCGCCATGGATCACGACGCCGCCGGCAACAGCAACGGCGGGTCGACTTGCTCGTTCAATGCCGCAGGTTCCGATTGCGTCGGCAACAACGGCGAGCACTATCAACTCAAGCCGCAGTCGATCCGCTGGTTCATGAGCATAGCCAACGGCGCCGAGCCATACTGAAAGTGAAGCAAATGAAAATCGTAGCGTTAACGTTAATGGCCGCCGGTCTGGTCACCATGTCCTACGCGGCAAGGGCTTTGCCGGCGCCGCAATGGAGCGCGCTGCATCAGGCAACGCGGATCATCAAAGTGCAGAACTGCCCGAACCCGCATTACGATTGCCGCAACGTCTGCGAGTACCACCCGTTGCCGTCGAACTGCCATCAGGTGTGCCAGTACCGGTGCATATGAACCTGCAGCCCTGTCGTTGACTGGGCTTGAGCGGCCGCGGCGGCGTTTGGCGCACCGCGGCCGCCGTAACTTCCGAGGGCTGTCATGGCAAACAGCATTGTCCCAGACATCCGCGATCTGACAGCCGGGGCGAAAGTCGAGCTGACCGAGAATGAACTGCGCATCGGCGCCGGTCACGGCACCGACCGGCGCATCGAGGCGATCCGCGACGGCCGCAAGCATCGCAACGGATCGCCGCCCAAGAGCGCCATGTGGGGTAACGATATTGAGGGGGTGTGCGGGGAAATGGGAGTCTGCAAGTTCCTCGGCGTCTATTGGTCGGGCGCCGGCAGCTTGCGCGCCCCCGACGTCGTCGGCAAGTTTGGCAGGCTTGAGGTCCGCACCGCGCAGCCGGGCGGCTGCCTGATCGTCCAGCCATCCGACGATGACGACGCCCGGTTTATTCTCGTGATCGGTTTCGCGCCGACCTATTGGCTGGTCGGCTGGCTTTGGGGGCGCGACGCCAAACGGCAAGAGTGGTGGCGCAATCCCGGCACCGGCCGCCCGGCCTATTTCGTCCCGCAAGCCGCGCTCAACTCGATTGACGTGCTTGCGGAAGCAATTCCGTTTTGAGGAGGGAAAATGTTTCGTTGGCTGAAAAGACGCGTCGCCCTGTGGCTGGCCCGGATGGTCGAGGTCGACCCGCGCATGTTTGTGCCGTGGACGATCGTCGCCAAGGAGGTCGAGGTCCGCATTGTCGGTAAGCGGGTATGGATAGATACGGAAGACGGCTGCCAGTTCCGGGTAACCGCCCTAAACGGGGTTACCGTGACCGACGAGCGCAATTCGGTGGCGGAGGCTACCGACCCACCAGCGATCCATTAAAACGCACCACGGGCCAGCACAGGCCCGGGTCAGCCCCTCGCCAGCCAGATCGCCGGGATGACCACCCCGGCGCAGTAGATGCCCAGCGCGCCCAACTTGTAGGCATCGGGCTGTTGCAACGCCAAATAGGTAAGCACGATGCCGCCGGTGGCCGATACCAGCACGATCAGCCGCTGGGACAGGATCGCGGTGGCGGTCGACAGGGCGCCGAGAAACCCGGCCTTCCAGGCGGCGCGGTGGATGACGTCGTCGCCCTGAAAGTTACTCGGCGGCCTCGGCGTCGTCGGTGTCGGTGTCGCCAAGTTGGGTGGCAAGGGCAACGGCGCCTGCTCCTCGACGACGCGCTCCCCCAGCACCTGCATTGGCCTGGAAGGCTTTCGAGAATTTCCGGACCTGGGATCCGGGGGCTGCGTCTGTGTCACGGGGCGCGTACCTCCTGAGTGCGATGATATCATACCCTTGCAGCGCCTTGAGCGCCGATATCATCTGCGCAATCGACATGTCCTTTTCGTTCGCAGGGTCCTCTAGCATGTCGAGCAGGCGCCCGAACTGCTTGTATATGCGGCCGCTGAGGTCGAGCGGGTCGAGGGCTTTGACTCTGCTCATTGATCGTCCTCGGTTTCTCCGGTGGCCTCTCCGGCGAGCCGGCCGGTTTGCTCCGGCGTCAGGCGTGCGGCCTGGCCAGCGACGCCGGAAAGCGTCGGCCCCGCGGTCGAGCCGATCAGCGACGCAACCGGATGATGCCAACTGAAATGCGTCGGTAGCCGCTCGGCGCCGCGGGCGGCCGCCCCTGCGAGCGCCGGCAGCGCGGCGCCGGCCGCGCCCCCCACCAGCGTCTGGTTAGCCTTGGCTCGCCAATAGTCGCCGCCACCGGACACCGGCTGGCTGGCGGCGGCCACCGCGCCTTGACCCGCTCGCTCGGCCGTCAGCGCCCGCCCGGCCGTTGCGGCGGCGCCTGGTAGCCGCGAGGCCGCGGCGCCCACCGCGCGGCCGACCGCGGCGCCGGGGATCGCTGTCACCGGATTGAAGATATTGCCCGCCACCTCGCCGCCGATGCCGGCCCAGGTGCTTTGCGCCCGGTTCCTGTAGTCGCGCGCCCAGTTGCGCAGGCGATCGGGGGCGAGGTGCCATCCGGTCGATTGCTCGGCGAGCTGCACCACGCCCTCGACCGGGTCGAGCCAGCCCTGGGCGATGCCGCGCAGCACGTCGACCGCGTTGCCGAGCTTGCGCCCATGTTCAGCCGGATTAGGCGCGCGGCCGCCCGTGTCTTCCGCAGGCGGGTTGGCGAAATTGTAGTTGCGCCAGGCCTCCTCCGGGGTGTTGCCTTCCGCCTTCGCTTTTTTGCCGTTGGGCAGATCAAATTCGAACGTTGCCATCATTGCACCTGACGGTAAGAAGTCGGCATCGGCGGCGGCTCCGGCCGCCCGGCCCGCAAGGTCGCGAGGATGTCGTCGGCGTCCTGCGGCTGCGCCTTGTCGCCGAACATGGCGCGCTCGACGCGGTTTATCTCAGACACGGCGGGCACCAGAATATTCTCGTAATCGCGTTTGAGAACGTCGGCCATCGCGCGCAGCTGGCCTGGCGTCGACCCCGGGCTGACGAACCCTTCCATCGCCCGTTGAGCGTGGACGGTAAAGGCGCCCTGACCGCCGAACGTCCTTGTCAGTTGGCCGACGTCGCGCTGGAAGGATTCGATTTGCGTTGCGAACCGGGTCACGTCCTCGTCGCCCTCGATCGCCTGGCGCCCGGCATTGATCCATCGTTGCACCACGGGCACCCCGGTTCGGTTGACCTTGCTGGCAAGGTTTATCAGGACATTCATGTCCTGCACGTTGCGTGGAATGACCTGGCGCAGGGTGCTGACGGTCTGCTGTAGTTTGACGACGTCAGGGCGCAGCGTCGCCAACCGGGCCTGATTGTCCTGCCGCTCGCGGGTCGCATCGCGCTGCGCAGCGTCGCGAGTGTGGTTGGGGTTGATCTTGCGGGCCAGGTTTTCGGCCATTCGCACACCCGGGTCCTTGGCCGACTCCGCGGCGGTGGGCGTGATGGTGTGGTCGAGGATGCCCTGGGTGAGGTCGGCCATTGCCGGATTAGCGGCGCGAACCATCGGCATCACCTGATCGGACGCAATGTTGGCGTCGCCCGTGATGCCCTGCATATAGTCGTCGAGTTGCTGTTTGAAGTTGGCAACCGCCGCATGCGCCGCTGGAGTGTCCGGTACGCCTTCTGGCTTGCCGCCCATCTGCAATTCGCGCCCAGCGTGGAGGATGCCTTGCGATGGCGCCGCCGGGGGTGTCCGCAAGAGTCCGCCTGCCGGCCCAGGGGCGGCTGTACCGGCAGGCGGCTGACCGCCGGCAGGAGCGGCCCCACCGGCAGGCGCAGACCCACCGGCGGGAGCGGCCCCACCGGCGGCAGGCGTTTGGACCGGCGCGAAAAACTTCTGCTCCTGCTCTCGCTCCTCCTTGCTGGTCCTGATCTTTTCGTTAGCCTCCTCGATGCGGGCCTGCTCGGAGGCGACCTTGGCGCGCTGCTCGTTGATCTGTAGGAGCGGCAGGAGGTGGCCGTCGCGCCAGGCCAGGAGCTTCTTGACGTTGTCGAGCTTGCCCGAGCCGATTGCGGTGCGCAGGTGCTGGTCGTTGTTCTCGTCGGCGATCCGCGACAGCTCGGCCCACATCTGGTTGGGGTTGTCGCTGTTGGCCTCGATCGCCTCGCCGGCCGCGGTAGCCTCTTTCTGCTGCTGATCGGCCAGGCGAACGGCGTCCAGCTCATACTGCTGTTTCGACATCCGCATCTTCCACTCCTGGCCCTGCATGTAGCCCTTGAGGAAGGCGCCGCGGTTGCGCCCCATCGAGGCGGCGAGCGCGGCAACGTTCATCGATCCGCCCTGCTGCAAGCTGTGGCTGATCTGATAGACGAGATTGTTCACGTCATGGGGCTGCGGCGCCCACGGCCCGGAAGCGATGCCGTCGTAACGCTTCATGCCGTCGAGCACCCAGTTTGGCTTGCCCCATTCGGCGGGCTGACGGTCGGGTGTCACGTTGAAATATCGCTGCTGCCCGGGGTTGCGCGATTGCGGAATGAAGGACGGCGGCGTGGCGCCAGGCGGTGACCACGACCCGGCATCGGGCGGTGCTGCCGAGGGGCCCTGATCGGGGCGCGGCGCGGGTGCCGGGGCGAACGGCTGGAAGGTCGGGCCCTGGCCCTGGTCGCCATTGGCCATCAGAAAGCCCACCCCGGATTCTGCTGGATCGCGGCGATTTGCGCCGGCATCGGCCGCGGCTGCTCGGCCGCCACCTGGCGCTGCTGCTCTTGCCGCCATTGCGCAGCGTGGCCGTGACCGCGGAAGCCACCCCAGTCGTTGTAAGTCTCATTGCCGCGCGTGACCCGGCCGCCCGACCAGCCGGTGTTGGGATCGCGGCCTGAGCCCTGGTCGGTCGCCCCGCCGAGCACGTTCGATCCGTTAAGCACCTGATCGATCGCGGTGTTGAATTGCCTCGGTATCGAGTTGGGGTTGTTGCGGTACTGGTTAAAGGCGCGCTGCCAACCGCCGGTCCGCATCGGTCCGTAGAACGACGGCGACAGCATTTGGCTAAGCGGCTGCCCGGTCATCGAGGCGCGGTTGACCAGCGCCTCCATCGGCCCGATGGGGTCCTGCGCGTTCTCGGTCGCCATGATGGCGGCCAGCGCCGGCCGCATGTTGGGATTGCCGTTTATCTCCTGGGCGTACCGCGATCGCTGCTGCTTGAGGTAGGTCGAGAACCCCGGGGTGGGCGGCGTGTTGGTCCCAGCCGGCCGCGATCGCTGGAACGATTGCGGGCTGACCGGCTGAGCCGGCGGCGCCTGGGGGCCGAGCGTCATATTCTGGCGGAAGGTCCGATCGCCCTGCCCGCCGGCCACGTTTGGCCCCGAGGTCGGTCCCATCGGGGTCGGCGATAGCGCCGAGGTGTCGCCGCCGATCGTGCCGCTGGCCGGTGCCGGCTGGTTAGCCCCGGTCGGGGTAACGGCTGGTGTCTGGGCGGTGGCCGGCGTGCCGGTCCCGGGCTGCGTGAAGCCCTGCCCGGTTGGCCCCATGGCCTGCGGCGATCCGGCCGGGGGTTGGGCACCGCCGACGTAATTCGGCGTCCCGCCCGTCTGCGGCGCGCTCGTAGGGGTTGTGCCGTCGGAGGTAGTCTGATCGGGGGCGCCCAGCCCGGGTATCCCCTGCCCGCCCTGTCCGCCGCCACCGGCCGCGAGGTTCGCGATGCCCCCGGGATTCATCACCTGGCCCCGCATGCCGGGCGGCAGCCGGATGCCGGAGGGGAACGGCATACCTCCGTGGAACCCGCCCCGGCCGTGCCGGCCGCGTCCCATCATCATACCTCCGCGGCCGCCGAACCCGCCGCCCATCCGCTGCTGCATTTGCCGGGCGAGGAGGGGGGCGAGGAGGGCGGAAAGCGGTCCCAGCCCCATCTGCTGGAGATACCGCTGCAAAGTATTTGTGAGGCTAGTCCCGCCCTGGGGCTGGTATTGCCCAGGAGCTTGTGTAGCCCCACCTGGCTGGCCCTGTGGGGCTGATGTCGCCCCAGTTTGGGACGGCGTATAGGGCTGGGTCTGCACTGGAGTTGGTGTCGCCCCACCTGTGGAATCTGGGGCTGGTGTCGCCCCACCTGCCAAATTTGGGGCTGGTGTCGCCCCAGTCTGGGCGGGACCAGCCCCACTATCGGGGGTCACGTTCTGGGTTTGATCTGGTAAGTCGCCGCCGCCCCCTCCGGCGATCAGCGACGACACCGGCATGGTCGTCTGCCCGGGTGCGCCGGCTGCTGAGGCTGGTATCGCCCCACTTCCGGGGGCCGATGGGGCTACACCAGCCCCTGGAGTTGGTGTAGCCCCACCCATGGTCCGCATGAAATTGGCGATATTGCCGGCCGCGTCAGGCTGCCCTCCGCCCGGCGCCGGGTAGCCGGTAGCCGGCGAGTTGATGAAGTCCGGTGTCTGCTGCCCGGAGGTATTCCACTGCGACCACCCCTGCTGCGGGCCCTGCCCCTGCGGGCCCTCGCCGAACCCCAGGTTCTGCTGCCCGCCGCTGAGGCTCGCCATCAGCTGATTGAGCCACCCCTGCTGCTGGGGTTGGCCGCCCTGGCTCCGCTGTTGGCCGACGCCGCCCTGACCCGGTTGGTTCTGCTGTTGGGGGGTCGAGCCTTGCAACTGTTGCGTGGGGTCCTGGGCAATCTGCTGGTTCGTCGCGGTAGCCTGCGGGGAGATATAATTCTGTGGCCCGACACCGGTCGGATCGGCGCCGTAGCCTTGCCCGGCGCCGGAGAATTGCGCCTGGTCGAACTGGTCCATGCCGGCCTGGCCGAAGTCGGTGGCGGCCGAGCCCGTGCCCGACATGTCAAACAGGCCGTTCGAGCCGTCGGAGGCGAAGTTGTTGGTATAGCTACCGCCTGCGAAGGGATCGCCGCCGCCGTAGTCGCTCGATCCGTAATCGGTCATACCGCCGCTCCGATCAGGCCGCCCAGGGCGCCGGCCTCTTGCCCGGCCTGCGCATTGGCCTGGTTGGTGTAGTTGGCCAGCGTGCCTTGCTCGGACATCTGCGCGCCCTGCTCGCCGGCCAGCGCCGACCACATGTTCGACGCCGCCTGGAAGTCGTTGCCGGCGAGGCCCTGCGCCTCCATGGTCGAGCCGGATAGGCCCTCGCTGCTGTAGCGGCTGGTTTGGTTCAGCGCGCCTTGGGCCTGCTCGTATTGGACGAACGGGGTCGGGTCGACAAAGTTTGACGTGTTGCCCATCAGGCCGGCTTTGCCGCCGGTGCTCATACCAGCCCCCCGACGGCGCCGGCCAACAAGCCGGCATCCTGGCTGGTGCTCGCGTTGTTCTGCGCCTGGCTCATCGCGAGCGAAGCCAGCTGCGGCAACTCCTGCGCCTGCAGGTTCACGTTCTGCAGCGAGAGTTGGGTGCCCTCGGCCTGGCCCTCGCGGCCGATCGCCGCCTGGTCGGCGACATCAGACGACGAGGGGCCTACCGTTTGCCCGGCGACGTTGGTGCCGCCGCCGAGCCCCAGATCCGAGTACATGTGGGCCATCCCCTGCTGACCCGCCTGCGTGGCCTGGTTGACCATCGGCCACGGGTTGACGCCCAGCTGGTTGGCGTTGAGGTAGGGCAGACCCATTTTGCCGCCGCCGGTGCCCATGCTAGGGACTCCCCTCCAACCGGATGATGAAACGCGGCTCAAGCGATGCGGCGCCGAGCCGGCGCACCAGCGGTGCCACGTCGAACATGGTGTCGGATTGGAACTGCCAGGACGCTGCCTTGCGGTGCCGCGCCCAGGCGAGGGACGCGCGCAGCAAAGGCACCGCCTGCCAGATCTTGCCGATATCTGCGCACACCACGATGACGTGCGCCTCAAATTCGTTGGGCAGCCAGGGAAGCGATCGAAGGAGCGCGATCAGGAACGCGTCGTCGGTGCGGACCGCGTAATAGGCGAGGGGATTGCGTAGCACCTGCTCGACGAACCACGCCTCGGTGTGATCGGCGTCATAATTGGCATAGCGCAGCGCGTAGAGGCGGCGCAGCCACGGCAGATCGTCCGACGACATCCGCCTCACCAGAACGGGAATAGTTGATCCAGCGTCAGCGGCACCACGCTCTGCGCGATCAAGTGCTCCTGATGGTTCGCAAAGGTCCACCAATTCAGCGACTCCTTGTTCGCCAGATTGGGATCAACAAAATTCTGACCGGTCGAAATGGTCAGAGTTTCGGGCGGCGCCAGGCCCCATAGCGAATACCAAGTCGGCAGCGTCTCCTGAAAATCCGCGTGCGCCTGGCCGTGGTCTAGTTTCCAGCCCCCCTTGAGCAGGTAGTCCGGGTCGAGCTTGTAAGGCAGCACCGTATAGCCTGACAGCCCGGTCCCCTCGGTGGCCATGGCGCCGAACAAATTGCGGTGCGCCATGGCATGTTCAAACGAGAACGTCTCTTCGCTGTAGCGCGCGCCGGGGTCGGGCGACGTCAAGATGGCGGCGATCGCCATTAAGGACGGCGCCGCCTCGCGCGCTCGCCGGCATTCTGATCGTTCTCCGGCGCCGGCACGTTGTTGCGGATATGGGTCGACAATAGCCCGGAGGGGGCCTGGCCGAATTGCCGAACCGGCCAGCCGGCAGGATCGGAGTCGCGCGGTGATATGCGATCCATGCCGTGGTCGGAGGAACGGGTGTCTTGGGCCTCCACCGACCGCCCCCTGGGGCCGACGCTGTCATGCGTCGTGGTCCCAAAACGCAACGGGCCCGCAACCGGCATGTCCGGGGTCATCATGACCATGTCCATGCCGAGGAAGTGCCCCATCGGGGCACCTCGCTCCGCGCCGTTCTCGGCGCAGCGGGGCCACTCGCCCTGTCGGCCTCGGTGACGCGCCATCAGCGCCGCCCCTTACGCCTTGCCCGTCCCGCCCGTCTCGAAGCGGGCACGAGCACCATTCGCCTTCGTCGGGCCATTTACCGCCTCCGTGCCCTGCGGCCTCTGCGTCTGCGTGCCATTGAAAAACTCCTTCTCGTTAGCGCCCGCGTCTCGGTGCGCCACGGGCTTTGCGCAAGTTGCGTCGCGCTGCTGCGCGCTGAAGTTTCCTCTTCCAATCAAACGCTCCAATACTCGCCATGGCATGGCCACCATTGGGTCGTCACGGTCGCGTCGAAGGAACAAGAGGTCGTATTCGCCAAGCCACCTCTCAAGCACCTTAAAACCCGCACCGTCCTTGCGTCCTTTGACTTCGGCAACCAACGGCGCCTCGTCTCTGCCCCACGCGTAGACGTCCACGTCGTGAGCGTCGCCCTTGTAGTGACTGGCGCCCGATAGTGGGACGCGCTCGGCAGCCACGCCAATCTCGCGGAGCCGCTCAATAATCTCGCGCTCGATCCGCGCGCCCTTTGTCCTCGACTTGGCACCCATTCATCTCCGCCTTCCCGCTCTTACCGGGCCCGGCCGGCCTCCAGGCCTCGGCGAGCGCCCGTGGCGCGAACGGCGACCGGGCTGCCAGTCGCCGGGATAGGCTTCCCGGCTCCAGGGGAGTCTGGCGACCGCGCCGCGTCGCTTTGAGCGGTTGAACCGTGCCATGGGACCTCACACCCGTACAGCCCGCCGGCCGCGGCGGCGCGAGCGCCGGCCCCGTGTCGGCATGATACCCACTGGTGATTCTGATCGCGAAAACTGCGCGCGCGCGCGGTTCGTCGGCACCTCGGTGCGCGGCCTCACGTTGGTCGAGCCGAACGGCCGCCTGTTCGCCCGCCCGGCCGGGTCGACGCGAGAGCGCGGCCCGAGGTCTGCTCCTCGTGCCATTATCTCCTCCTCATGCGGTTACCGAGATGGCGCATGCGATAGCTGTTCGGCCGCCAGCGGAAAGCCGGCATCCGCCACTTCTGCATTCGCATTGCGCGGGAAAGGTTGGGGCGAAATTTCATCGCCATGGGATTACCGCCGCTTGCGGGCCCTGATGCGCTTGGCGCGGCGAGTCATCTTCAGCCGGTTGGATCGTCTGCGGGCCATTTTCGGCTCCTGCGTTGGGCGGGGTACTAGCGGGAATAATGACGTCCGCGCCGCCGCCTGGTCTGTCTCCTGATTACGGTCACGCCCCGTATAGGGTGCGTTCCTCGGTTGCGACATGCAACCTCTCGACAATAAAGTCTGGCGAAATGGAGTGCAAGTCCAGGTGCCCGGTGATGCCGGCCCCCGACAGCGGCTGCGGCAGTATCTCGTAAATCTTGCCCGGCACGATCTGAAACGCCACGTCCTGCACGCCGCCCGGGATACCGCCGTGCCGGGTGGTCACGTTGCCGGTGAGCACCGCGCCCTCGCCTGAGTTGTCATGCAACTCGACGAACAGCCGCTTGAAGTCCTTGATGCCGAGCGCGGCCGCCTGCTGACCGCCGCGGAAGGATTTGGTGTTGAGGCGTTTCTGCAAGGTCGGCGAGGGGCGAGCAAACAGTTGGTAAACGTTGGTGCCGTCGGTCCCATAGGGGGTGATCACGGAGTCCTGCTCATAGGACGTGATGTTGGTCAGCGGCACCTCCTGGCTGGCGATTGACCAATATTGCTTGTCTCTGACCGAGCCGTGCCACATCAGCAGCAAGTTGCGCGTCACTCCCCACGGATCGGAAAACATGCCGTTGATCAGCACCACGCGAAAACCGAAAATCGTGGCCGGCGTGAAGGTGGGGTAAAAGTTGGTGGTGTCGGCCGCGGACTGCGGTACCTGCACCGAGGTGTAGGTGTTGTTGACCTTCTGCCCGATTACCTCGGCGAGGCCGCCGGCCAGCAGGAATATTTGACCGCGGTGGGCGAGCGGGTCGGTGTCGGGAGGATGCAGGGGCGCCCCGTTCGACATCACGAAATAGCGGCCCCAGTGCGCTACCGGCCGCGGGAAGCCGTGGCCGACCGAGGGGTCGACGTTGGTGTAGTTGAAATTGGTCGTGAAGGGCGAGGTCGGCGTGCCTTGGCCTGATAGCTGGATGTTGCTGATCATGTCGACCGAGGAATCGCCGAAGCAGAACAGATAGCCGGCCGCCTCCGACAGGTCCATGTAGGTGTAAACCAGTTTGTCTCCGTAGTAGCCGAACGAACCGCCGCCGTCGGCGGTCGTGAAGTCGGCGCCGTTGGCGGGCGCGGAAAAACTGATGACGTCCTTTCCGGCAACAAACAGACGGGTTTGATAAACCTCCATCGAATAGATGCCGGGCAAGCCGGTCGGCATGTTAAAGGGACCCAGGCCAGTCACGTCGGCCTGGGTCAGCCAGTTGGGCGCCGCGGACCCTGGAGGGGAGAGGGTCGTGCCGTCCCAGGCATAAAGCCCCTGTGGGGAGCCAAATAATACACCACCTATTTCGCCGGCTGTCTCGCCTACCCAGCGCGGCCTCCACACCTTTGCGCTGGCCCAGTAATAGGGCGCGATCGGTTCCCATATCTGCCCGATGTCGGTGGTTGCCTGGGTGTCGAGGTCAAGCTCGACGACGTGGCCGTTCGACAGAAACAGCCACATGTTGCGCCCCGGGGGCGGGATACCGAATGGCGGCGTGTTGTTGCCGTAGAACCCCGCGAACATGCGAAGGATGGTGGTGCCGGCCGGTGCCGTATAGAGCACCGGCCCGAGGCCCCAGCACGAACGCAGACTGCCCGGCGCGATCGGGAACAGGTTTTCGTTCCACCATAATTCGTTGTCGCCGATCGAGGCGCGCGGGACCTGCTGATTGACGCCTTCCCATTCCTCAAGCGTCATCACGTTCGGCTGGTTCGCGCTCTGTAGCGGCATCAGGCACTCCTGATCGTCGCGCCGTAGGCGGTTTGGATCATGTGAGGGCAGACGACACTGGCGCAGAACGGAAGCTCGGCATTGAAGAGCTGCGCCATGGCGGTGGCGTCCTCCTTGCGCTGTTGCTGCAAGAGGCACAGCACCGCGGTCCAGTAGGGCACCGCATCGGTCCACGGGTAGGGAATCGGCTCCGGGTCCTCGTCGCGGAGCAGCGGCTCCGGCACGCAGGTAAGATCCACGTCCATCGGACATTCCTGGGACGGTATCGGCGCCAGAAAGATTTGGCCCGCCGGCCCTGAGCCGAATTGCGCCCACCAGCCCGGCTCGCTGATAGTGCCGATGAAGGTGCCGTTGAAGATGCGAAACCGAGCCTGGAAGTCGGTCCACACGATGCGCCGCCACATGGGTTTCCAACCGCCCACCCCGATCGCTACCGCGAGCGACCGGCAATGGAGGATCGATTGCACGCCGGGCACCATGCTCTGGATCGTCGAGGTCCACATTGAAAACGGATAGGCTTCCTGGCCGCCGAAGGTGCGGGTGGCCGGCGGCATCACCCGGATGCAGCCCGAGGCAGCCGCGATGCGGCGCCTGGCGCGGTTGATGTAGCGGGTCAGTTGGGCGTCGCGGAAGAATTGCCCTTCTGAGTCGTTGAGCATGTCCTGCGTGTCGGTGATGTATTGCGAGAGCATGTCACGACGAGAATATCTGGATGATGGTGGCGTTCCCGGTGCCGATCAGCACGACATTCTGCCCGTCGCAGAATGCGACGCCGTTCTGCCCGTTCTTGATCAATTCCTCGGTGAGCACCCAGTTGGGATGCGGCGGCAGCGGCGGCCATTGCGGCCAGCCGGGCCACGGCGGGTTGGGGTTGGGCGGCAGCGCGCGGGTGAGGCCGGTGCCGGGCGCCTGGAACGGCTCGTGCGGCTCGTCGGGGTGGGTGTCAGGCAACACGTAGAATAGCTGGACGTTGTTGCCCGTCCCGCATTTGATCATCCACACGCCTTGGCGGAGCACGAAGAACCCGCCGCCGCCTGGCGCGCGTGGATCGGGGAATTTGCCGAGGTCGATGACCGTGGGCACTCCGTAGGGAGAACCCCAGGATCCGGGTCGCCGCGGCGGTCTGGTCTGGACGGGAAGCATTAGCCGAGGTTCGCTCCGCCCGTGATGCCGCCGAGCAGGATGCCGGTCGACGGCTTGCTGCAGACAAGATTAAGCGCAGTCAAAGTCAGACCAACGGAAGCAATCTGACCTTGTGGAATTGTAGAATACCACCCAGTCCAAGCAAAATTTGCATCTTCGTGAATAACCAGCGTGATATACTTGCTGTTAAACCCTATAGCCACGCCTTTCGGACAGTTTAGATCGAAGAATATCGGCGTATCACCTAACAACAAACCGCGAAAACCTGAGTTTACCGGATCGTCCTTGCCCCAGCGGCTCGATGGGTCGTTGTTATAACGCTCGACGGCCATGAAGTCGGTCATGAGCGTGGTCCAGTCCTCAATCGACATCACCACGAAGTCGAGGGCTTCACCGCCGGCATGCTTGGCGGCCCGCAGCAAGAACGGAATGAACGCCGCGCGGGTCAGCGCGGCACCCGCCGCCGGCACAACGTCGCCTGCCCACATCGGATAGGTCGCCCGTGACAAACCGCCGTAGACTTCGGCGGTGGTCACAGCTGTTGGAGTGCCGGCGACGGGAATGGTGATTGCCGACGTGCCGTCGCCATAGGCGTCGAGCAAGCCGAACATCTGCAAGGGATTGGTGGTAGGGGTACCACCGACCGGAAGGTCGTTGGTCGAGAACAGCGCGCCGGCCAACGCCATCAGCGCCGAATTTTTCATATCGTTGAGCTTGAGCATAAGTCTGCTCGCCACCGCGATCGCGTCCTGGGTGACGAGTTGTTCCAAGCCAAACGAAGTGACGGGCGTCGCCAACGCGCACAAATTGAACTCGGCATTTACTGTCGCGGCGACATCGGGCGGAATGTCGAATTGACCCGCGGGCCCGATCCAACTTGATTGCACATACTGTCCGGTCTGGACCGGCTGGGTGTAGGGCGATACGCCTCCCGACGCCCTGATGGCATTTCTCAACAGCAAAGCCAGCAGCGGATTTTGTTGATAGATCAGAACGACCACCATCTGCGCGAACACGCGCCGCACGGTGGCTTCAAGCTCGAGCCCGATCGGGCCTGACGGAATTAGACCGGCGCCAAGAATCGGCATGGGACGTTCCCCCTGTTAAAAGCGATCCTGCCGCGCCCTTGCTTGATCGCTGCGAATAGCTCCAAGAATTTCTTTCCGTGCCCACCCTTCTGGATCTTTGGCGATGTCGCCCCAGCCCTCCTTTTTCTGGTAGTTCCAGAAATGGTCACCGCCGTCGGCGGGGTCGGAAGTCTTGGGATGCTTGGCGGCATAGTGGTCGGCAGCGGCCTCGTAATCGCCGATCTTGCGCTCCACCATCGCCTGCTCAAGTTCCTTCATGGTGTCGTCGGTAAAGCCACGCTCCTGCTGTATGCGGGAGCGTTCCTCTTTCCACCGCCGGTCCTCCTCGGCCTCGCGCGATCGCTTCGCCTCATCGGCGGCGCGCTGGTCGCGCTCGGCGAATTGCTTGTCGACGTATTGCTGCTGATCGAACCCGGGAATTTCCAAGTTGGGATAGGCTTTCTTGACGAGCGCCTTCGCCTCGTTGGAAAACTGCGGATTGTTCCAGATCGACTCGACGAAGTCCGCCGTTTGCGCCTTGCGCATCAGGTCGGCGTATTGCTGATCGGTGAGGGCGGGAGGCATGGGACGGCCTAGCTGTTGTTGGTCTTACCGATAATGCGGGGCTGCAAAGGCACGCCGCCTTCCGGCTTGGGCACGCATGCGGCGATCGCGCCCCATTCCGAAACTTCGCTCTGGGTATCCACCTGCAGGATGGTGCGCGGCGGGGTTTCCGGCGGCGCCACAATCGGCGGGTCGTAAGACCGGTTCTGAGCCATAGTTGTTGCACTCCCATTGCATGCGGCGCAGCCGCGCCTTCATCTCCATCGGGAAGGTGTCGGCGCCCAGGTGAAAGGGAAACATTGCTCAAGCCCCCGGCAGCGGTGTTGACGGCATGGGGGCGGGCGCTTGGCCTCCGCCGGCTCCACCGCCGCCGGGACCTCCGCCACCAGCACCGCCGAGCTGCTGGCCGAGGATGCGCTGCAGGAACGGAGCCTGCATGGCGTTGCGTATCAGGTCGCGCAGTTGCGTTACTTCGGACCCGGAGGTGGCATCAGCTTGCGGGATATGGCGGGACAGCTGTTGCAACGCGCGCAGCACGTCGCGGTTTTGCTGTGAGCCGGAGGGGAAGCCGTGGAGCGCCTGCTGCATCAGGCCGATGGCGGTGCGCAAGAGGCCCATGGAGTCGGCTTGATTGCCGGGGCCTGGCGCCGAGGCTTGTGGCCCGCTTTGCCGGCGCTGGAGCGCGGCTAAGATGGGACCGCCCTCCTGTGGCGGGCCCTGCGGTCCACCGCCTCCTTGCCCGCCTGTGGGGTCTGGCGAGCCATCTGGCGACGCGTCTTGCGCGCCGGAGATGTCAGACATCAGTCGAGGCCCCGATTTACGACTCCCGCCAGAGGGGCGGCCTGGGGTTTTTTCGGAGCGGATAAACCACGCCCCCAGCGGGAGTCACTATCTGCGGCAGCGGTACCTCGGGAGTGCCACCACCTTCCTACAGCTTAGAGGGGTATCAGCCCCAGGGCAAGACCAGCTCTGGCCACATTTCCGCCCTATCAGCCGCGCCGCCGGCCGCCGCCGCTGCGCCCACCGCCTGACGGACGCCGCGAGCCGAGGCCGATCACCTCCTTGACCATCTCCTCCTGCTTTTCTTGTTGCTGCGCCTTGGCCTGCGCTTTCTGACGCTGTTTCAACCGCGCGAGCAACAACTGGGCGCCAGGTGGGTGGAGCATATGAATGAGGTCCTCGGCGTCGACCGCGCCGGCTCGCGCGAGGGCGATCGCGATCTGCCGGTTATCCTCGGCAAAGGCCGGCGAGGCCGAATGGCTGTCTACCTCGCATTGGATATGGCCCGGCATCTGTGACAGGCGGAACTGCACGCCGCCCTCGGTGGTGTAGATCAGCGCGTCCATTGCCTGCATGATCCTCATGCCGAGGAATCCGGTTTCGGCCAGTTGTCGTTCGATGCGCGCGGCCTGTTCGATAAGCCGTGGACTAGAAGTACGAACGAGGGTCTGCGCGTGGACTCCCGCACGAACACCAGGCTCACCCTGCCCAGACATGATCGGACTAAAACCACCTGCCTCATCAAACATCTTCCAAATAAATTCCAACTCCTCCATGTAGCCCTGCGGCGGGGGCTCGACGAGCTTTTGAGCCTTCGCGTTCGGGTTGGGGTCGTTGAGAAAACCGCCCTCGTTGATGATCTTGAAATATTGCTCCTCGGTCACGTTGGTGAATCCTGAGAACACTTGCGGCGCGGCGACATTGCGGTCCCACATGACTTTCAGATCGCGCAGCCTCTTGTTGAGCATGTCCTGCAACATCTGCACGTCGGCGATGATCGATCGCCCCCAGAAATAGCCCGGCGTGTTCTCCGCCTGGATCTTGACGAAGGACGTGCGGCCCGGCACGCGCGACAGATTGCGCCGCGTCTTGGTGCCTTCGATGATGATGTCTGGATAGACCAGCTGCAGGGTGGTGTAGTCGCCTTTGCGCTCGCGGTCTTTCACCCACACCTCGCAGAACTTGACGGTCGGCGAGAACCGGCGCCGCGGGCGCCAAGGGGTAGGCACCGGGAACACAGAGACGATGCCGGCCGCCTGCGGTGACTCGTTGATGTTGCCGAGCGGCTGCAGCCCGCCGACGATCATCTGGTGCAAGTAGGTCGGCTCCTCGGCGTCGCGATCGGGGCCAGGCTCCTGCTCGACGCGCGCCATTATTTCCTCGCACTGGGGGTGATGATCCTCCTCCAGTTTCGATCGCAGCCGCGAGGTGGTCGGAAAGCTGATATGGCAGAATGCCTCCTGTTCCTCCAGGCTGACAATCGACTCTGACAGCACCCCGAAATTCTGCGGGTGCACCGGCGCCATCGCGAAACTTTCGCCATCCGGCCGCAGCTTGAGGATCTGACAGCCGTTGACCAGCGACCACCGCACCGCCTCCGAGAATCCGATATCGCAGTCGGTCTGCCGGTAATCGGCCGAGAGCTTTTCGGCCGTCAACTCGGCGCGCTCCAGCACGTCCTGCGGCTCGGCGGAGTCAAAGGTGAGTTGAAAGCGCACGTCGGTCGGCTGCATCAGGAAGCCGGCGAGCTTGTCGACGAATCCCTTGCACTTGTTGTAGATCGCCGCCCGCGCGTCATAGCTCCCGGTGTAGTAATACTGGGTGGCCCGGGTGTAGATCAGGCCGCGGTCTGATGACGACGCCATGCACTCGTCGACCAACTCTTGGAGCCAAGGCTCCAAGTCTTCACCGTCTTTCGGGATCTTGAGCATCGCGCGCCTTTCCGGTCATCTGCGATTTATTCGGGCACTCGGCCTCCGTCGTCGGCCCATTGGCCGCCCTCGTCGTGCTCGTAGAAGCAACACTCCGGCGCAGTGTACAACTGGCAGACAATCATCGGCGTGAACATCTTGCGGCAGATTGATTCTATCTCCTGCTTGTGTGGTGATTGGGCGAGCAGATTAGGCTGCCAGGTGTGAATCACTGCTGCCGTCATCGCGTCAACTCCTCGGGCGCCTCGGTGATCAGCGGGATACGCTTCCACCTGAAATCATTGTAATCCCATCGCCACACTCCGCCAGCCTCGTCGAGCGCGTAGAGAACATGCTGCTGCCGCTCGTCCTCCTCCTTGTGGTCGTAGGCGGAGAACATGCCCGTGGTGATCTGGATGAATTTTCTCATCACCACACCTTCATAGCGCGGCGTTTGCTTGCCTCGATCAGGTCGACCTGGGTGCCGTCGGCGAGATTCCTTTGCAGAACGTCGAGGCCCGATCCGTATCGCTTGCGGGTCTGCCGGCCGAGCGCGACCGCCTGCTCAAGCACCTCGGGCGTGGTGCCCCAGGTCGAGCGCGGCGCCGTCGTCGTGTGCCGGCTCGCGTTGTTGGCGCGCACGATCGCCGCCGCCTGCTCGACCGCCGCCGGCCGCACGTCCTTGTAACGCACGTCGAGCTTGCCCTCGGCCTCGGTCGAGGCGCGCATGTCGGCTACCTGATAGTCGTTCTCGGCGATGTCGTAGGCGAGGTCCTGAGCCCGCACGGCGGTTGATCCGACAATCGCCGGGGCCTTGAAGTGCTGCTGGGTGCGCCGCTCGCAAACCGGACAATTAGGAGGTTTGCGGTTGACCTGTTTCATGGTCAGCGTCACCTCCATGAAGTGACCGCAGTCAGGGCATCCGTATGTTCGGACGATAGGCATCTTCGGCCTCTTTCGTCGGTTTCAGTGTTCGTGCTCCGGGTCAAAGTCGGCAAACGGGTGGTGCTCAATCTCCATGTGCTTGTCCAGCATCGCCTTGACGTTCTCGCACATGGCGAAGGTCTGCGCTGCGACGTCTCGCATCTGCAGGATGATATGCACCGACAATTCGGTCGCCTCGTGCTGCGCCTTCTTGCTCGGAAAGTCCTCGCGCTTCGATCGAAAGCGTAGTTTGTTCGGTCCGTCGAATTGCACCACGCTCCAGGTCGGGAACTGATATTTGAACATCGCGCGCTCTTTCGACACGATAGTGACCGCGCCAGCCATGTCGTGTTTTTTCAACGCCGCGACGATTTCGGCCATGCATTCGCGATAGTGTTTCTCGCTCAATGGACTGCGTCCTTGATCTTGCGGCACCCGACCGTGACTTGCCGCACGTCATCCGGCCGGCCGGCGACGGTGATAACAACCTTCAGCCCGCACCGATCGCACTTGATCGCGAGGTAACCGCAGCGCGGCGAGGGATAGGGCACCGCCGAGGTGCAAGTGTTCTTGGCGCCAAGTGACATGTCGACGTCCATGCCGTCAGGGTAGGCCGGATCAGGCGGGCATTTCGGCTCGCGCCCCGAGTCAACGAAGGTGACTTTCAACATCAGAACCGCTCCCGCCGCTCGCGTGCCTTGCCGTTCACCTGAATCCAGAATCGCGATACCGCATCGGACAGTACGGTCGCCGCATCGCCCTTTGGCGGCGTCTCATGCACGCGCTCCCACGTCTGCCCGTTGGCTACCATGCCGTCGCGTATCCACCGCACCCACGTGTGATGGGCAAGCACGATCGCGTCGACAAGGTCATCCTTCTCGGCGGTGTCGCCGCCGGCACCGATGGTGCCTTGGTCGAATACGATGGCCTGCAATTGCGCGATCGTCTGCGACGAGCGTATCTCGATATGCCCCTTCATCAGCGTATCGCGCAGTTCCGAGTAGACCATGTTGCGGTTGTCAAAGTTGGTCTTCCAGTTGATCACGTTGCCGGCGCCGCCGAGCGAGTCAGCGCGATTGTAGAGGAACCAGTGCACGCATCCGATCATGTCAAGGATGTTGCCGTTGTTGCCGGCCTGGATGATGCCGCGCTCGGCCATCAGGCGAAGATTGCGCACCTCCGGCATCACCGCGGCGCCGACGCCCGTTACTTCCAAGTTGGCGATATGATTGCGGTAGGCGCCGGCCAGGTGGGCGAGCACCCAGGCGCAATGGTAGGTCAGCGGTTTGTTGTCCTGAAATTCCGCAACTTGGACGAGGCGGTTGGCGTAGCAGCGGAAGACTTCGATGGCGTGGTCGGAGGCCTCGTCGGTGCCGCCTCCTGACGGGTCGATGCCGATGACGTATCGCCCCTCGGGAACAGGAGGCTCCCAGACTCGGAGGGTAACCTCGTCGCGTTCAAGCGTTCGCTCGATGCGGCTGGTGAGGAAGTCTTCTGTGAATATGTATTTGTATCCCTGGTAGGGGATGCCGTCTCCCATCGCCTCCGCAATCTCCATGGTGCGCTTTGCAGGAAAGAACCCAGACCCGGAGGCAATGAAGCATTCGGTTTCGGTCCAGGGATAATGTCGAAGCATATATTCATCGGCCTTGAACTCCGCTTCCCGGCGCCACCAGGCGATCTGCTCGGGCTTGACCGTGTAGCCATAGTTTTCCTTCACGAAGCGCGCGCGCTTTATCTCGTCCTCCGTCAGCGTTCCGCCTTCCCAGTAGACGCGGAAGTCGGGATCTGACTTCGGGATGGTGTAGGTGGGGTTTGCCCAGAAGCCCACGAAGATGAACCGCATGTGGCGGTCGACCTTGGCCTGCTTGCAATATCGGTAGTACCAGTTCAGGCCGTTGGCGATCGACTCCCAGACGTAGAGGCGGTTGGGATTGAGACGCGCCATCGATGCCTTCAACGACTCGACGCCAGCCAGCGACTTCCATAGCGCGCACTCGGTCGCGTGAATCATGTTGAGGGCGCGCGAGGCGCCGAGGTCGGGGTTGTTGCCGGCGGCGAGAAGATCAATCACGGACCGGTTCGCGAAAGTCAGACCGGTGCGGTTGTTGACCAGCAGCCGATGCTCGGCGTCGCGCCACTCGCTCGGCAGCGTCTCCAACAGCGATGCGAAGATGCGGCGCAAGCGTTCGAGGTTATCGCCGCGGTCCGCTATGATGGCGCCCTGCGTACCGGGGTTGGCGAGCGCCCAGAATAGCTCGATGACGGAACACACGGTGGTGCACGCCATCTGCCGCGACTTGAGAATTACAAACTCGTGGCAGCCTTCTGACAAGCCCTTACAGATGCCGTCAATGATGATGCGCTGCGACGGCCACGGCTTGACGTGGGTGCGCCCCTCCTCCTTCGTGTCCAACTGCACCGCGCTCAACAGCGCGTATATGCCTTGGCGCATCGTGGTCATGCAAGCAACCTCAGTTGCGGCTGTACCGGCGCGTCGTCGACGCTGTCGAAAAACAGGTCCGGTTGCTCTAAGGCTTTGCTGATGCGCCGGCACGCAATCGAAAAGTAACGCTCGTCGCGCTCGATGCCGATAAACCGCCAGCCCGATTGAACCGCGGCAACCCCGGTGGTGCCGGTGCCGGCGAACGGATCGAGGATGGTGCCGCGCGGATCGGGCAGGTGGCCGATCGCCCACTTCATGACGCCGACGGGCTTCTGCGTTGGATGCTCGCGCTCGACGTCGCGCTCCTCGCGCATACAGCCGTTCCACAAGTAGTGCATCAGCCGCGCCGCCTTGGGCAGGTTCGTCCAGGCCAGCTCGCAATCGGCAAAGCACGTGGTGCCGTTGATCTTGTCCCACACCAGCCAGCACGTAGTCGGCGGCAGCAGAAAGTAGTTGCCGCCGAAGATGATCTGCCAGCGGCCGGCGGCGAGCACCGCGGCGAGCAGGGTGGGGCCGAGCGGCTTGTCATCCCAGTCCGCGTCGCCGTATTTGTCGCGGTTGTAATAGCCGTCGCGCTTGGTGCCGGCGAGCTTGCCGTTAAGGCCGGAGGTGCGCGACCGGTTGTTTGATCGCGCCTCGCCGATACCGTAGGGAGGGTCCGTCACCACGGCCTCGACGCGGCTGAGCATCGGCATCACCTGCGCGCAGTCGCCCATCCACATTTCGACGCCGTCGGACAGCACCTCTCTACGTGGTGTCATTTTCGCTATCTGCCGGTTTGCCGTTGACCCAGTTCAACTCCTCGCGCCGCGTCGCCTGGCTGTGCCTATCGGCGCCGTAGCGCACGAACACATAGGATTCGTTGAAAGAGGTAATGACGCCGTCCTCCATCACGCGATGACGCGGCTGGTAGCGCACGGCGCGACCGATATCTTTGTCCGTCGGCTTAATCACTGGCGCGCTCCTCCTCGGTGAACACGCGCGGGATGGACCGCTCGGGCTTCTTGCGGTAATGCTTGGCCTTGGCCGCCTTGTTGGCAGCGCGTCGCCTGTCGGCGTCACGCGGGCTTAGATTGACCACATAGCCGCGATCGTATTTGCGGATGTGCTCAAGCGATTTGGTCTTGGCGACCGGCGTGAAGATGAACCCGCCCGCCGGCATCTCGCCGGTCTTGTCGAAATGTTCGATCGCGCGCCGCGTGAGGGAGGTTGCGCGGAGGCGGGCGATGTATGGCCTGCCCCTGGCGTCGCGCATCGGAATGTAGGCGTACATGGCACCGATCGCGCAATTCGGCACGCCTAGTGTCCGCACAGCGCAGTTGTGTAGCGCGCACGCGCGCGGGTCCTGTCGCTTTGCGCGCCGGATGTCAGCCGCGCTGGGCATCAGGATAACCGCGTGCTTGAGCCGGTCGATGACCGGCCAGTCCTCCGGCACCCCGAGGTATGTGTTGATCGATCGCGGTGTGTTGGTCTTTGTCGCGTGCTTGAACACGTCATCTATGGCGGTTTTTGACATGGTTTCCCCTGGCTTAGTGGACGAGGGCGCCTGGCGCCTGCGTCACGGGTATTACGGGCGCGTAGGACGTGCCGTTGCGGCGTGGCCATTGCCCGGATAGATATTTTTCGTTGGCGTTTGATAGCTGGCGCGGCGTGGTGAGTGCCGCGGCGAGCAGCGTCTTGATCTGACCGATTGACGCCGCGATGTCGGTGACTTGCTGGTCGAGCGTCGGGTCCGGTGAGTCGGTGGTGCTCATGCGACCAGCACCAGCAAGTCATCGGTACACTTGTCGCAGAAACTCGCGCCGCCACCGTCCTCCTTGAACAGCATGAACGGCACCGTCTCGTCGTCGAGGTAGCACGAGCACAAGGCGCAGAACGGCCGCCTGGGGCTGTCTGGCAAGCCCCACGCTATCTTGGCCGCATATTCCGGCTTGATGACGAAATGCGTCACGGTGTCGGCAAGCCGGTCCCTGGAGGCTGCCCGGCCGGCCACGTGGTCGGTGCGAGCGGCGGCAGGATCGCCCAGTCAGCGACCGGCAACGGCCAGATCGGCGGGGGCGCCAGGCTGGATGCCAAGATTGGCATCGGCGCCTGGTTCGGATTGACAATGTTCGGGCTGACGATTGCTGCCATTGTAGTGCTTCCCAATTGATGCACCTGGGGCTAGTATAACCCCACCTTGGCTGGCGGCCAAGCTACCGCCTCGGCGGTATTCTTTTCTAGGCTTCCCCTAAAGAACTTGCGGCTGCGCCTGCCCCCCCCACGGGTACTTCCCCATCCCAGGCGCAGCCTTTTTTTCAGTCATCGTCAGCTCGACCGCGATGCACCGGCATCGGCCGCGCGTCGCTCCACTCCTCGCGCGTGGTGACTGTGACTTGCGGCACCACGCCATCGGTGCCGTAGACATCGATGCGCAGCGTGCCGAGGCCAATCTCGACACAGCCGCGGTCGGTATCCTTGAGCACGAACACATGTTCGCACTCGTGGGCGATCATGAGTGGCATGGTCAGGCGGGTCATGACGGCGGTTCCTCCTCGCGGCGCCGCGATCCGGGCTGCACGGGATAGCCGGCCTGCTGTGATTGCGTAGGTTCTCGCTTGGCGATCTGGTACACCCGCTCGGGCGACAAGTTGAACTCCCGCGCCAATGCTGGCGCACCTTCCCCCGCCTGCCAGCGGCGCTTGATCTGCGCGTCGCGCTCGCTGTTGGCGACGCTGAGTTCATGGGTATTGGGCGGCCGGTTCATTTGCGCGGCTCCCGTATCTCGCGCGGCACGCGCTGGCCTTCAAGGAACGCCTCAACGTCGGCCAGGCGCACCGGCAACTCGGCAACCGCGCCGATATGCATCGCGGTCGGAATGGCGCTGCGGCAGATCGCCAACGCGCGATCGCGCGAATACCGGCCGGCCTCGGCAAGATTGCGGCTGTATCCGGCCTCGCCGGCTCGCCACCACGCGCCGTGTTCGTTGCTCCAGACAAGGTAGGTGTCGTCGTTCACGTCGGCCATCATGACGGCTCCACCAGATCAAGCCGCCGCTCAATGCGTTCCAGCCGTTGGCCGATGTCGTCGAGCCGCGAGTTGACGGCGCCAATCTGAATCTCCAGCGCCGACGTTCGCAGCCCGAGGTTATTCATCGTGGCTAGGATCAGATCGAGTTTCGTATCCATCCGGCGTTGGCCGCGTAGGATCAGGTTATCCGGTTCGTCGTCGGCCATCAGATTTTCCCCTCGCCAAAGATGTCGGCCAATGTGTTGTGCACGTCGCGGACCGACTCCGGCCCGTCGAGCGTTATCATGGTGATGCCGTCAGGCAGCGCCATCTCGGGCTCACCGGTCACCGGCAGCGGCACCGCGATCACATAGCCCGAACGCTCGGGGTCGCGCGCATTCGTCAGGTTTATGTTGCGCGCAATCTTCTCGGCTGACTCGCGCGTGAGCATAACGGAGCCTCCCTCGACGCGGCGGTTGGTGTGTAGCGAATAGCCTAGCCGCTCGCGGATGCCTTCCTCGCACCACACCGTTAGCAGGTTCCATCCGTCAATCATTGTTCGCTCCCCTGACGCTGAAAATCGACATAAGCTGCGCGCGCGCGATCCGCGTCTTTCGGCCAGACATCTACGCAAAACGGTTTGCCGCCAGCGCATGGCATGATGCTCGCCTCGATGCCGCGCGCCTCTAGTTGCGTACACACGGCGCGCGCCGCGGCGTGGCTGTAAAGCAAAGCGATTGTCTTGTGCATCACCGCCCCCTCAAACCTTGACGACTTTGGTCCAATGATATTCGCCGCGAGTCGTGGTCACCATCGGGTGGTTGACGTAGACCACCTCCTCCGGCCAGGTTCCGACCTGATTGAGCCGAACGATGTCGCCAGCCGAGAATTTCTGATCGGCGGTGACGGCGCAGTCGAACAACGCGGTCATCACGTTGTCCCATCCGTTGCGCTCGACCAGCAGTGCGATCTGATCCTTGAGATTGCGGTCCATGTTTCGATCCTTTCCAGTTTGCTGTGTGAGGGGAGGGGAGGCTTACGCCTCCTCCACCCAGGCGTAGTCGTCGACCGGCGCGGCGTGCTCGGCCGCCTCAAAGTCAGGCCAATCGCGCTCGCTCGACCACTCGCCGTCGAACACGTCAAAGACCTTGCCGCCCCACTTGAGGGCGACCGTGCGGGTGGCCATCACGTGGCCGTCGAGGTCACGCGGATAGGGAGAGGAATTGCGGGCGCGGAATTTCTCCACCGCGATTTCGCGCGCAACGCGCGGGTCGGTCCCAAGACCAAACCCGTATTCGAAGGCGGCGCCCTCGACCGGCTCGATCGAGAGAACGAAGATGGTGGGGAAAGAAGAAACCGGCATGGGAACCTCCCGGGGGTTGGCGGCGACCACCGCGATCGCCGTGGACTCTTGTCTCACGTTTTCACGCGACACGCAACAGGCTTGCGCCGCCTCCTTGTCGCGCGTTTTCGCATGACAGACCCGCGCCAGCGCGCTTGACTTCCAGCCAACTCTCCCACCGCCGAGCCGCTT